ATGCCGTTTTACGAGCAGTACTGGGGCAAGAACGGAAAAGTGTTGATGCTCAAACATCGGCCGATCGTCAGCATAACCAACATCACGATTGCCGACGGATCAGGCAATTGGCCACTAGTACCGGCTCCAACCGATACGTTCGGCAACCCGATCCCATCGATGGTTAGCTCCGTCCAGTCCTATGGCGCTTACTGGTTCGACAAGTTCGCGGTCTATCTGGGTGCCGGCACCCCGTTCCCTGACGGTCATTTTGATATCGGTACCGGCCCTAACATCTTCGTAAACTACACTGCCGGATACGCCAGTTTGACCGGTGGCCCGAACGCTGGGCCAGATTACGCGTCGATCCCAACCGATTTGCGAATGGGGCTGATAAAGGAAGTGGTGTTTCGCAAGACTGAATCTCAACGCGTGGGCTTGAAGAGCATCGGTGACGGACAAGGCCAGACGTCGAGCTATTCCGTTGCGCCGCTTGATCCGCAGGCTTTCCAATTGATCAAGAAATATAGAAGAACGTGGGGGGCTGGATTGTGATGGGTTGTAGCGTTCCATTGTCACCAGGAATGAGGCGCAGTGAAAAGGATATACGCTTTGAAGATACCGTTTACTGGATCGGCTCCATTGTACTGATCTTAGCTGCATTTTCGTCGATTCTCTTAGTTATATGAGCTTCTCCGTAGATGTTACCGCCCTGGCCGAACTCTCCGACAAGTTGCGCGAGGACGGCACCAACGTCGGCGGTGCGCTTGAGCAGGGCATGACGGTCGCGATGGCAAAGCTGGCCGCCTACATTCAGCAGAACAAACTTTCCGGCCAAGTCCTGAATATCCGCTCCGGTCGCTTGGCCCAATCCGTAGGGCATCCCACCGTGACGCGCGAATCAGACACACGAGTAGTGGGCGCAATCGGCGGGGTGTTCTACGGCCGAGTCCACGAGTTCGGCGCAACGATTACGATCAACAGCGCGGTCAATATGGCCGGGATCGGCTGGCGTTACCTCAAAACCGTCACGATCCCGGCCAGACCGTGGCTTAATCCGTCGATCGAAGAACAGCAAGACATGATCGCCGCGGAGGTCGTCGGCGCGGTGAAGGAGGCGTTGAACGCATAGATTATGCTATTATTAATTCTGATTCTTATTCTTCTCTTCGGGGTCGGAGGAGGCGGATATTACGGCTACAGCCGATGGGGTGCAGGGGGAGGTATGGGGATCGTCGGTCTCATCCTGCTCATCATTATCCTGGTCTACATCTTCGGTAGCGGTGGGATCGGGTTCGGACATTGGCAACGCTAAATGAACACTGTTCCGCTAACCTACGGCCCAATCGCGCGCGAGTCGATCTATGTTGCGCTGGCCAAACAGTTGCAGACCGTGATGGGCTTTAGCACCTTCTATCGGGCTAGGGTCAATCTCTCTAACCTGAACGCCAACCTGTCGCCTGTCGGCGTCCTGATGCAGGCCACCAGCAAACCGCATTACAAGGAGCCGATGCCGACGCGATACGTCGATACCTGCGTGTTTGTCTGCGCCGTTACCCAACAGAGCACGGACCCAAGCTACGTGGCCGCGACCCAGCTCAACAACATGCGTGACCTGCTCGACCTGGCGCTGGCGCCCGACGAGCCCGACCGGTCGCACTGCACGCTCGGGGGGCTGATAGATTACGTCAGGCCTACCCAGGACGTTTACGGCGAAACGTTGGAAGGCAGCAGTTGGACTCATTTCGGCACCACGCTTGAATTTAGATACACACCAATTAACGAGGTATAAATTATGCCAGTCGCACCTTATTCTAAAACGGCCGGTTTCGGTCCTGGGTTTCTGTCCGCAATACCGGTAACCGGATGGAACGCTGCGGCCCCGATCGACGCGTTAACGCCCATCACATTCGCTCTAATAGAGAGCGTTACGCTGGATTTCAGTTTTAAATTGAAAGAACTATACAGCCAAAGCGTGTACCCAATTGCAGGCGGCGCATCGACCGGTAAGGTGACAGGCAAAGCCAAGATCAGTTCGTTCTCGCCCTCGATCATGAACTCGCTCTTCTTTGGGGCAAGTGCGGCGGGTTCTGGCGTGACTGTCGTTCAGTACGCTCCGTTTAGCATCCCGGCGACACCGTTCTCGATTACACCAGCAGCACCAGCCGCTACGGTTGACCTTGGGGTGTTCTACCAGACGGTTGGAACTGGTGTTCTGCAGAAACAGTTTGCCAAGGTGGCGTCTGGTCCGACCACCGGTCAGTATACCTTTACGCCCGGCACAGGTGTCTATCTGTTCGCCGCAGCCGATACGCTAACGCCTGTTTTGATCAGCTACGAGGGCGCGGCAGCGGGTTCAAGCTCGTTCAACATGGGTAACCAGCTCAGCGGTATGGCGCCACAATTCCAACTGAATTTTTCTGGTGTGTACGGCGGACAGGTTTACTTGTTCAATTTCCCGAACTGTTGCAGTGAGAAGCTGCAGTTTTCCACCAAAGTCAACGATTGGGTTGGCGTCGAGTTCGATTTCGAGGTTTTTACGGGTGCCGATCCCGGCACACTTGGCACAGTCTACATGGTGAGTTAAGATCCGTTCATGCCGAACGAATCAGAAGAACTAGAGGCGAAAGCCCAGGAGCTAGAGCAAAAGCTCAGGGAGTCGTGGGTCCCGGCCAGCGCGCGGGAGGAGATCCGGAACGAGCTGGAACACATCTATGTCAGAATGGAAGAGCTAAAGACAGGAGGCGCTGAATGAAGCTGACGATTGAAGGAAAAGAGTACGTCGTGCCGATCATGACGGCAGCCGATTTCGAGGATTTCGAGGAGCTGCTCTTAAAGGTTGGCGACGATACGCAACACTACCTGCAACGCAACAAGGCCGCTGTCGGCCTGATCGTCAAAAAAATGCAGCAGATCTACGTGGATCTTGAGGACCGGAAGATCAAAGAAGCTATCACCATGCCAAAACTATGGGCTTTGTTCGGTTGGCTCACGGCAGGAAAAAACGGCGAAGCCCAGCCGCTAACCGTCGAATCGCCAAAATCGTAGCGGCGACCGGTTGGAGCTGGGCGGAAGCCGAAGCCTGCCCTAAAGAAGCCTTTGAGGCGCTCTGCCAGTATTGGTACGAAGATACGCCGCCTGTAAACGTCCTAATCGGTGCCATCGCGCGCACACTAGGCGTCCGGTTCGGCAAGGGCGAGCTGCCGCAACACGTCACCCAGCCGGAACAGCTATTTCATCACATGAAGGTCAACCCGGAGCATTTGCCCAAATGGGAACCGAAACACAAGGTGATTACCTTCGGGAATTCGTGATGGTTACTGCCAGTTCTCCGGTATCCACTTTCCGGACGCATCCTCGTGATGCGTCCAGTGATGATGGCCCATTATGTCCTGTTGCCACATTGCCCCAAGAATGAGCAGAACAATAAACGCGAGCGCGATCAGGAATCCTCGGAAAAATTGCCATACCATCGCGGTGGCTACCGCATCGACGGCCACGACCGCATTGTGGCGCAGTTTCTTCTCATCAAGTTCGCGTTGCGCTTTCGCAAGCTCCTCCGCCATCGAGTAATCCATAATCCCCAATATATTGCAGGTTTTTGAAAATGGTCAACTTAATCGAAGTTCCCAAACGGTGTAGGATCTGTGGCGAAGAAAAAGCAGAATCAGAGTTTCCTACAGATAAGCATGACTCGAGATGCAAAATCTGCAAAAATAGAGCGTCTCGCCAGTACTATTCCAGGTGTGACAAAGAAAAGCTGAGCAAAAAGCAAGCCGAATATTACCAGAGGAACAGAGAACACAAATTAGAAGTAGGTAGAGCATACCACTCCAAGAACAGGGAAAAGAGAAATCAACAATCCAAAAAATGGAACGCCGAACACGCGGCGTGGCGAAGGGAGTATGATTCCCGTAAGCAATATGGATTAACGCTGGATGTTGAGCGGGAACTGTTGGCAAAACAGGACTATAAATGCGCAACTTGTCGGCGCCCATTCGAAGGGAACAGATCGCGCAAGTTATGCAGAGATCACCATCATAAGCTCGGGCATTTTCGAGGATTTCTATGCGATACGTGCAACCAACTAGAGGGAAGAGCTAAATCTACGGGTAATCCTATAAAAACCCTCAAAAACATGATTAAAAGATTCGAATCCGAGGTGCTATTCAATGCCAGGTAACGATTACGAGGTATTAATTGCGGCAGATGTCTCAGAATTTACTTCCGGCATGGAATCTGCTGCGACGGCTGCAAAAGACGCGGGAGAGTCGATCCAAGGCGCGTTTTCGGGCATTGACACAAGTGCCTTAAAAGGGGTCGTGATGGACCTCAATGAGGCAAGCCAAGTGTTTAAGGATATCGACTTTGACCCTAGCAAGATTGACCAATCACTAGGTGTCATGAAGGAACTTGAAACTCAAACTGGAAAATCGGTGAGCGTCTTTAAGGAGATGAAATCGGCGTTCTGGGACGTGTGGACAGCCAGTTTTGCCTTCGACATGATCGCGGGGGTAATCAAAAATCTGACTCAGACCGAGACAGAACTAGCGAGCGAGATCCAGCGTACAGCCGCAGAGTTAGGCACGAGTAACGCTGAGGCTCACGCATGGATTGATTCCGCTGAACTTAGCGGTGTGGCGGCAAATAGTTTTACTACCGCTAGCCGAACGATGAACAGTCAGGTTGCTGCCGGTGGTAAGCAGCTCAAGGAAATGGGGATATCGCTTAGGGACAACGATGGAGCAATGAAGACCACCGGCCAGCTGATCGAGGAGACGATCGCAAAGTTGGAAAGCTACAGCGCGAGCGCTGACCGGAACGCTTTGGCGCAAAAGACCTTGGGTCGCGGATGGATAGATCTGGTGGCAAACGGCCAATCGTTGATCGAAAACCTAAAACAACAGGAACAAGAATTTGCGGGGGCTGGCACGGCTGAAGACCAGTTGGTCGCGCAAGGTAAACAGCTCCAGGCAGTCAACGCCCAGATAGATCAAAGCTGGAAATCTCTGGTGTCGTCGGCTGGCCCTGCACTGATAGGGCTATTAAAAGCCGTGGAAGAAGCGCTGATGGCCGTAACGGCTAACGCTAGAGCCGCAATGGCCGCGATTGAAGGTGTTTTCAGGGTGGCCTCAGGCCTAGGGGGTGTCGCTAAAGGAATCAGTGAAATGACGCCAGGCGGCGGCGATTTGACGACCGATCAAGGGGCTCTGGTTAAGGGGTTTAATGACATTACAGACGCTGCCAAGGGGGTCGGAGACACGATCACCGATACCGGCAAAAAGATTGATGATGTTTTCAAAAATCTAGATAAACAGCGCGGTCAACTATGGGTTGATCACCTGAAAATGATCAAAATGGATTTGGCTGATGCTGGGATGGCCGGCGAGGGCGGAGGGGTAAAAGGAGCTGGTCTGACCGCAGCGCCTCCGGCATTCGAACCTAAAGGAGGCGGCAAGAAGAAAGGAGGCGGAGGCGGCGCCGACCCGATGGCGGGTTTGGACGAGCAGATGGACCTTTCCAAACAGAAAATGGAGGATCTTAACAAAGAGTACCAGAAGCTAGGGAGCGAATCAGCGATGGCGGCCAAGGAAGGGGGCCAATCCTTTCAGCAATTGAGTCAAGCCGCACAGCAACAGTTCCAAGTCATGCAGACCGATTACAAGAAGTTCACCGACGCGGTCACAGCCGGAGATAAGGAAGCGGCAAAGAAATTTGAGGCCGATTGGAAAAGCGCAACCCAAGAATTTCAAAAGGATTTCGATCAGGCCAAGCAGAAAGCCCAACAGGACATGCAACAAATAAAATCTACCGCAGACCAGATTTCGAGCGAAATATCTGGTATTCTGAATAACGCGATCAGTGGCAAGATTAACTGGGCCCAGGAATTTACCAAGATCCTCGAGAAGATCCTCGATAGCCTGATCAAGCACCTGACCCAGATGATCGCCATGTGGGCCAGCCACTTTGCGCAACAGACCGCCCTGCAGGCCACGAGCGGCGCACAAGGGCTAGCGATCCAGAAGGCGCAGAACACGGTCGCGGGCACCTCCGATGCCGTGACGGCGGCCAAGGGCGCGTACGCGAGCGCGGCCCAGATCCCCTACATTGGTTGGTTGGTCGCGCCGATCGCGGCCGCGGCAGCGTTCGCGGGCGTCGAGGCGTTTGGGAGCGCGGAGGGCGGCGCCGTGATCGCGCCTGGTCAAAACCCCATTATGCAGCTTCACTCAAATGAAATGGTGATCCCAGCCAGTATCAGCAAAGGGCTTCAGCAAGCCATTGCAGGCGGTGGTTTTGGTGGCGGGCCTGGAAACATCAATGTGACCTCGAACATTAACGCGTTGGACTCGCGCAGCATCTCGGACATTATTGATAGCGCTCATGCGTCAATCGGTAAGGCGGCCGCTAAATTTATCCGCGGAGGCGGTCGAGTCAATACTGGTTAAGATCCGTTATGGCATTACCTGAATTTCCATTCGATGCCGTGGCGCCGCGGGGCATGACTTGGCCAATCATTCGGACACCCATGCAAAAGACACTGGTCCAGACTGCCGCCAGCGGAAAAGAATACCGGACAGCTCTATACCCGTGGCCGCGCTGGAAATGGAAAATCGATTTCAGTTATCTCTTTGATGACTACACCAACCCGAATTTTTCAACGTTCATGTTCCAGACGTTGGCAGGATTTTATAACCAGGTTAACGGCCAGTACGGCAGCTGGCTGTATGCCGATCAGTTCGACTCGAATGCCACCAACCAGCCGGCCGGCTATCTTTCAGGCGGCCTTTACGTCTTTACAGGTAACGGTAGCCAGAAGGTCTGGCAACTCTTTAAGCAGCAGTCAGGAGGCCCGCTAGAGCCCGTCCAGTACATGGCGGTCACAACCCTTTTCGTTAACGGCACGCCGACGGTGGCCTACGCTCCGAGCGGCCCGCCAGGTATCGTGACCTTTACGACGGCGCCAGGCGCCGGGGCGGTCGTGACCTGGACCGGCGGATTCTTTTATCTGTGCCGGTTCACCGCGGACAGCTTCGATTTCAGCCACGATTGGTACGGGCTCTATAGCGCGAAATCGATCGAGTTCATGAGCGTGTTCGCATGAAAAGCGTGTTCAATATTTCAGGCAACCTTAGCACGCTGTTGGCGAGCATTATTGCCGGAAATATCTCGATCGAGACGGTGAAACCGGTTGTCAGGCTCCTATACTTCTGGTTTGCTAATAACGGGAACGCCTGGGCGTTCGCGGATGGAGGATACAACATCACGATCCCTACTCCATTTTCCGGAAATCCGGTTATAACCTTTGACGGAACCAGTATGCAGTGGGAACGCCCTACCATCCAGAATAATGCCGGCCCACAGGATAGCAAAGCGGATTTAGTCTGTTATCCTAATATTGATGCGGGTAATGTCAGCAGCACTGCCAACACATTTTTTACAGGTGCGCAATCCGGGTTGTTTGACGGATCGGTCATCTACATATTTCGCTACTTTTACAGTCAGCCGCAAAACGTCATGGGGCTGGTCAAGGAATTTGTCGGCTGGATCGGCCAGATCAAGACCAGACGGGAAAAGATAACGATGGAGGTAAACTCTATCTTCCATCAGCTAAACCTTCGAATCCCAAAGCGCATGTACACTCCGGCCTGCACGCATGCGCTTTACGATGCAGGTTGCCAGGTCAACAAATCTGCATTTACGTATACGTTCAGCATTAGTTCAATAGACGTGAATCTGCCACAGCAAGTCATACACGTTACGCCTTACGCGGGTTCATTCGCTCAACCGCCAGGCGGAAGTTTTAGCAATGGCACCGTGACGTTTACCAGCGGGCTAAACATCGGTCTGACCCGAACGGTTCGGATCGACGTCGGCGGCGGGATCTTCTGGCTAGCCAACACCTTGCCCAACACGCCGGCGATTAACGATCAGCTCAACGCTAGCTTCGGTTGCGACAAGACGCTTAACACCTGTATTACGAAGTTTAACGCTTTCTACCAGTTTAACGGGTTTCCATTTATTCCCCATGAACAAATCCTGTTTTGACTTGCGCAAAGCAGTGGTCGAAGAGGCCAGAAGCTGGATCGGAACGCCTTTCGTGCATCAGCAATGCCGTAAAGGCGTCGGGGTAGATTGTTGCACGATCCTATCCGCCGTTTATGGGCGCGTTTGCGGCCTGGATGTAGAGATGCCTCATTACGATGTCCAATGGAATTTGCACGATGACAATCAGAGTTATCTAAAAGCTATCTTGCAACATTGCGTCGAGGTCTCACCGTTTCTTAACGAGGATTTTGTTCCAGAAGAAATGAGCTACAGCGCCAGGTTTCTTGGTCCAACACTCGACTGGTGGGATCGCAAAACACCGCTGCCGGGCGACATTGGGGTGTGGTGGTTTGGCCGAAAATGGGCGCATTGCACCATCGTGCTGGAATGGCCAAGCGTGCTCAACCCGATGGCGGCGGGTTTAAAGAGGGTGACGGTCGAACACGCCCAGACGGTTGGATCAATCAGTGAACGCTTTATGCGTATGCGTTTGATGCGGCCTCGGTGCTTTCTCTCTAAATGAAACAGTCTACCCCGCAATCTAACGTCACCCCGCGATACAGTTCGCTCCAGATCACCACCACGCCTAGAGGGCGCGCTCTGCCGATCGTTTACGGAGCTAACAAGGTGACGAGCGATATTGTGTGGGCGGCGGATTTTCATAACGTGCCCTTTACGCAGAATACCGGCAACCATTCCGGTAAAGGGATTGGGGGCGGTGGCGGTGGAGGAAAGGGAGGCGGCGGCGGTTCGACGCAATTTTACTATTTTGCCGCTCTGCTTGGGACCCTGTGCGAAGGGCCGATCTTCGCTTTTGTCGCAGCGCGTAACGGTTCAAACTGGGTCTATTTCAACGGCAACAGCCCGCCGTTTGCCTGGCCCGTAACGTCGCAATGGCCAAGTGCCAGCCCTGGCATAGTGGCCTTTGAGGGTTATCCGTTGCTTGCTCAGCTAGGCCAGAATACGACCGTTGCAGCTTCCAATCTGATGCCTTGGGAGGTCGCCACCCTTCAGTCCAACCTGTATGTCCAGTATGAGGAGAGCGGGATGGTGGACGATCTAAATAACGTTAACCCGAGCAGGAACCAGGGGTTTCAACAGGCGGGCGAAAACTGGCAGAACATCGGCGCCAACTCGTGGGCCAGCCAGGCGTTGATGCTGATGCCTGGAACGTCCCCACAGCCTTACCCGCCCTATATCGGCGCTAACCATCCCAGCCAGATCGCGACCTATCAGTACGCCGCATACTGGTTCAGTCCAGCCTACCAGTTAGGACAAAGCGCTACCCCACCAACGCTAGACTGGTTTATTGTCGGCCTATTTCCATTTGATCCATTTGGCTCGATTACCGGAACACCGATCGTGGACTCCGAGCCCATCGCAGTCATCACCGATATCGTGACCAACCCCGTTCGAGGTGCCTGCATTGCGTCGATTTACCTGGATTCGGGTGGCACGATCGCCAACTACCGGAGCTTCTGCGCTGCTTCGGGCCTATTCTTGTCAGCAGTGCTGAACAGCCAAATAGAGACTACCCAGATCCTTAACCTAATCATGCAACAGACCGTAAGTGTCTGTTTCTGGAGCGAGGGACTGCTTAAAATTGTTCCGTGGTACGATCTGAGTGTCACGGGGCACGGATTTACTTTTACTCCAAACCTGACGCCGGTCTATACCCTCACCGATCAGCATCTACTGGACCAGAAGAGCACCGGGCCGGTTGAATGCCAGCGCAGCAGCATATTCGACACTTATAACCAGCTAAACCTTAACTTTAACAACCGGGCGCTCAACTACTCTACCGACACCATCACAGTCGATGACCAGGGTTCCCAACAGGTCTGGGGCGTTCGGCCGGCGCCGCCCGCAATGGCGCAATACATTGCCGACGCGAGCGTAGCGGCCGCCAGCGCGCAGTTGCAGCTAAATCAGCTGATTTATTCGCGCAACACCTACACGTTCAGCTTGCCGTTCGTTTTCTGTTTACTCGAGCCGATGGACATCCTCCTGCTTAACGATCCTGGGATGGGGATTGTCGGGTTACCTGTCCGGGTGCAGCAACTTAGCCTGAACAATAATGACGAGTATCAGATCACCGCACAGAACATCGTGGATGAACTGTTCGGGATTCAGGCGCGCAACCAGCAGGTTAGTTTAGGGAGTGGCCTTCCCGCCAGTGTACCACCAGGATCAGTCGAGCCGCCTTTTATTTTCACCGGTCCGACCCGGATCACCGGGCAAGAACTTGAGGTCTGGATCGCGGTTTCTGGCGCCCAACAGGGCTGGGGCGGATGTAACGTCTGGATGAGCACCGATGGGACTAATTACGAGAAAGTAGGTCACCAATGGGGCGGATCACGTTTCGGGTATGTGGCCAGTCCGGTTGCGTCTTTTGGCAGCGCAAACCCGGATACGGTCGACACGCTTTACCTCTACACGATTGGCCCTAATAACCAGCTCTCAAGCGTGTCAGCCGCCCAGGCCGCACAGGGATTGACCCTGATGTTGATTCAGACCGGCAGCAACTTTGAGTTGTTGAGCTATCAGACCGCGACCTTGAACGGAGTGGGTAGCGGGATCATCGGCAACATCTACACGTTATCGACCCTTTACCGGGGTCTGGCGGGTACGTTCGGGATTGGTCACAATTATGCGGATCGCTGGGCACGGTTGGACGGCAACATTACCAAAGTGCATTTAAATGTCGCCATGATGGGGCAGACGGTCTATTTCAAATTCGCGAGTTTCAACACGCTAGGCGGCATGACGGAGGCATTAAGCCAGGTGGCCGCCTATCCCTACACGGTCACGAGCGGCACGAGCTCGCCCGTCGGCGTTAGCGGGCTGACGATAGGAACTGATGGCAAGTTCGTCATCCTTACATGGGACGCAGACAATAGCCCAGAGGTGGTGGGTTACCAGATCCGGTACGGCACGACAACCCAAAGTTTTGCGCAAGCTAAACCGGTCATTAACGAGATTTCCTCGACCCATACCGTTAGCCTGATCGTCACGCCGGGAACTTGGACCTTTTGGGTGGCCAGCTATGATAAACTGGGCCAGTTCAGTTCAACGATCCAGAGCGCGACCTTCACGGTCCAGACGTTCCAGCTCATCTATTCTGAGCAGAATTACGGCGCGCTCGTTCACCCGCTTGATCCTGGCGCAACGCTCTGGCCTGATTGGCAGGGCACTAACGCGACCTTTACAAACTGCCGGGTGCACCCGACCGCCTGGACTCTGATCCCAACCGACGGCGCGCTAGCGAGTTTTAGCGGGTCGGATCTGGGATGGGAATGGGTTGACGACTTTTGTATCACGCCGCCCGCAAGCAGCACCTACGTAAGTCCGGCGATCAATATTGGGCCTGGTCAGACCAACGTTCGAGGGAGCGTCCAGCTTTACGAATATCTGTGGGGAGTCGCCGCCGTTATTCCCGGCACCAGTCAGTTGGTTCAGACGCTTCAGCCCGACTGGGCCGCGGCCGGTCTGACTCTTACCGGTTGTTTCGCGCATCCGACCGCCTGGGTAATCGTGCCGACCGACACTTTAGCAGCTAGCTATAGCGGGGCTGATAACGGATTTGAGGTGTTTGACTTTACGGTCTACGCGCCACCAGCAACCAGCACGGTAGTGCAAACCATTAATGCGGGCGGGATATTGCCGGTCCAGGCGCTGCTCAACACCTCGGTTAAACCAGGTCCGGGGGGATCGGTCCCGGTCATGACAGGCGCAATCGCCCATTCTGGCGACAATAGCCATTGGGTTAGTCTGTCGAGCCAGAATGGCGCCGGTCAATGCAGCGGGATCGCGGTTGATCAATACTTCCAGTTTAGCGTTACGCTCAATAATAGTGCAGGCCAGCAAACGATCTATAGCCTGCCGCCCAACTGGTCTGGCGTGACGCTATCAGGCGCGATCCTGCACCCGACCAGTTACGTCATTGCGCCTGCAGACACTATTCTGGCCAGCTATAGCGGGGCTGATAACGGATTTGAGGTCTTCGACAATTACGTATACGCTCCACCTGCCAGCTCGAGCGTGTCCTTTATTGCCAACGCTGGGCTCGTCACAACGGTCCAGGCCGGCCTGAACAGCAGCATCCAGGCAGGCCCAGGCCAGACGCTGGCCGCGCCTGGCAGCGGGCTTTACAACGCCGCAATCGGCTACAGCAACAGCCCGACCGGGCCGTTCACAACCCTGACAAGCGGCAATGCGACCGGCACGCTGAACGGAACGGCTAGCGCACAATATTTCCAGTTCCAGGTCAGTCTCACTAACCTCCAAGGCAACCTGGTCACGATCCAGAACATGGTCCCCAAAACCAACACGCTGACCCCAACCAGCGGCGGGATCGGCACATTGCGCTCCATGTTAGCTGAACTTATTATCGCGCCCGCCCAATATTGGACACCGGTAATTCCGCAGATTCGAAACAGCCCCGATGGCAGCACCTGGGGCCCTTGGCAACCGATACCATCGACGTTCACTAACCAGCAGTACGTTCAGTTCCAGGTCCAGTGGTCGATTATCGGCGCGCTCTGGCCATTCGGCATCGATTCGGTCTGGCTCTTGTGTGACGGAACACCGCTAAACCAGACCGGGTCGGTCACAACCGCGGCCGGCACTGCGAGCGTGCTATTCGCTACACCCTATCGGCAAGCCAGCCCGATCGTGACCGCTACCGTAAAGGGCGCTAGCTCAATCGTGGCATCGATCGTGTCAGTGAGCGCGACCGGTTTTGTGGTCGATACGTTTACGAGTTCGACCGGGGCAGCCGCTAACGCGATCGTCCATTGGAGTGCGACCGGGATCTGATTATTTTTGACCTTTGCGCGTTAAGATCTGATATTAAACAAAGCGAATGGCTGAACGAATCATTGAGGGCGAACTCGAAATTGGAATTGAAGGAGCCGGAATCGATTACGAGCCACCCTTTACGTCCTGGGTCTCGCATCATCTTTACATTCAATCGCTAGATTCAAAACCGCTGGGGCGCGTCGAGGCTAGGACGTTCAAGGACGGGCTAGCTGGTTGCTCGGTCGTCATCCTCGATTTCCCGCCGCCAAAGGCGGTTGGCAAGGATCAAAACGGAAACGCGATGCTGGAACCTCAACCGCCCTTTCCCGTAGCCGGGAAGATAACTTGGAAAGCAACAGGAGAATAAGATGCCAATTGGCGCACAATCACTGCAGAGCTATATCGCGACCATCTACACCTCAATGGTGGCTTCGACCTACAAGGCCAACATTGATGGCAACTCGTCGATTGTGTCTAACGCTGCCGGCGCGCTCTACGTTTACCCGAATAATCCTGTAGCCCTTAACGTGCTGGTCGATCCGGCCTTTAGCGTGCCGCAACTCGCTGCGGCCGATCCCTACGTTCTAAACGGCGCGGCATCGCCCGTCACTGTTACGCTGGTCGCGCCTGGCAGTAATTCCTATTATGCCTGTATCTTTTGGGACATACAATCAGCCGTGGCTGGAGTTGTATACGGGGCGTCGGCGGTCAGTCCGCTGAGGGTGCTACCGGACAACATTAGGCAGGTGCCGCTCGCCTTTGTGCTTCTGACGACGGGCCAAGCGACGGTAACAGCGGCGAATATCAGCGATGCACGTTCCTTGCTCTCAGTTGGTTACGGCGCGCTGACAACCGCTCTGGGTAGCGTTTCAACGGCGCAATCGGTTAACTGTGACGGTGCATCATCGGTCAATATCACCCTGCAGATCACAGCCGCTATCACGCTCACCCTGACAAATGTACGTTACGGGTGCGAGGTAGGGGTGATTTGTGGCAATGGAACCGGAGGTGCCTTGATCTTTAAGATTGCGGCCAGTGCGCCCAGTGGTACGGCAATTGCTATTAACGGAAAGGTTTCTGGTACGGCGACCGCGTTTACTAACATGACCGCCACCGGAGTGAGTATCGGGGCTGGATTGTTCTACATCTTTTACGGGAAAGCAAACAACGCCGCAGGCGCGATCAACATGATGATCAGCTGACTGGGCTACCCAGGGCAAAATCAGGTCAACGGCGTGTAACTGATCATAACGCACGAGAGAACGCCTAAGGCCTCATAAGCCCTTGGTCGGGAGTTCAACTCTCCCCCCTGGCACGTTTCATAAGTCGTTACGTAACAGCGTATTACGCTTAGGCTGCGATACTTATGCCATAACTATGCCATAATTATCGTTTTTAATCGGCTCGAATCGGCTCGAAAATATTCGAAATACGTCTTGTAAAAAAGGGCAAAAACAGGACAATAATTTCTAGAAATGGGGATTAAGCCTACAACTGATGCGAATGGCAATGTGATCTGGTACGACGTGCTGGCCGGAACGGTCCGCGGCAAGA